TTGAGCCTCTGGCACGTAGTAGAGCTTCGCCGTTCCTGATGTTGTCGGGTTGGGAATGAACTTAATCTTGTTCCCCTGGATGGTGTAGCGCGTATCTGCGATTCTCGCAGCCACCGCCCCAGGCGAGTTGTACATATTGCGGTCCTGAAAGCTGTAGCGCTTCAGGCGATACGTCAGTCCACCGGACACCAAATCAACCCCCAGGGCTTTGTAGAAGTCCGTGGGCAGTGTTCCTGGGTTGTCGGCAGGAAGCGTGTAATCGCCAGACTTGGGCGACTCTGAACTATCTTTGACGTAGTAGTCTTCGTATTTGGTCACGAGTAAATCGTGAATCTCCGCCATAGCGACGTTGATATAGTCAACAATCTCTGAGTCTGAGACGAAGGCGGACCCCACCATATCGGCCCGCTGTCTTACGCGGGTGATGAGCTGGGCGAGGGTGGTAGTGTTATTCGGCATCCAGCCCTCCGATAAAGGACCGGGGGCTTTCGCCCCCGTCCAATTAATTCATACTAATGTCGTGAAGATCCTGTAGCGCTTGCGCCACCATCTCTCCGTCGCCATCTGCGATGGCCTTGAGGAAAGCATCACCTGCTTCCTTCTTGGCCATTTTCGCGTAGCCTTCACCCTCGTCTTTGCCTTCGGATGACTCCTTGGCTTTGTCGAGGATCATGACCGCCAGGTTTCCTGGGTCGGGCATTTTAGGCTCCTTTACTTAACACTAGTGTTCTTCAGTTCTGCTTTGAACAGAAGAACCGCACCGCTAGGTGGATCAGTCGGTGTAGCAGCGGTAGCACAAATAATCTTAAAAGTACCATCCGTTGAAACAGTGTCTGATGCCAGGTTGACGTGCAGGTCCGTGTCATCCGCCTCTACAATTGTAGCGTCAGCCCAAAGAAGCTTGCTGTACTTGTCTGTAGCAGCAGGCGATGATGAGCCTAATACAATGGTGTAATCTCCAGCGGCGGTGCGAGTAATACTCTTAACCCCTATGCTGGAGCTGGCGTCAAGGGTTGGAGCCCCCGAACCTGCAATGGTGGCCCGCCCATACACGATTTTTACTTCGCGTTCAGACGATTGCACATTTTTAAAATCACGATTCGCCATAACTCAATCTCCTTCCTGAGCCTGAATTATAGTGCGATGCGGCAGTTATAACCCGGCGCGTTGCAGGCGATGTTGCCGTAGTAACCCAGGCGCACCTCGTAAGCGTCTGCCGCACTTTCGCGAAGCATGCGGTTGTTATCGAGGTCCAAGAACATTGGTGCCTCACCAAGAGTGTTCAGGCTCCAAGTGTCGAGCTGGAGCATCCAGGCGACAGAAGGCTGACAGTTTTGGTCAGGAATAACCTTGATGGTTCCACGAGGTCCCCGTACGTCAATTCCGGCAAAGCCAATATCTACGTCGCGAGCCTTGGCTTCGTTGTAAACAACTTTTGAACCAAGAGCTTTCTCAAGGTTTGAGAAAGTTTCAAAGTCAACAAAGCATACATCTGGCCGACCGCCCTCGCGAGCAACCCGCGAAGCGCCCGCAATGAGAGCTTCTTCAATTGGAAGAGCAGAGCCATCAAAGCGATTGCCGCCCAAGCGGGTCACGTCTGTGCTTCTGTCAACAGAGAACAGGGTCTTAGTCGCAGCCGCTGTCAGGGTTGTGGCCAGTTCAGGACACCAGCCCTCAAGACCGGTTACCTTTGCGTTCTTGTCGCCCGCCTGAACCAGGTGGTCAGTGTAGGCAACATCAACATGGGGGGCAACCGTAAAGGTAATTTGCTTTGTGGTCGCACTGCGATCAATAGACTGAATAATGCGGTTTTGGCCTCGGTCAGCACCGGGCTTTCCGCCATCATCAGCGTAGAAGGCAATCTCCATGCCCACTTCAAAGTTAGTTACATCATCTTTGTTGATCAGGGTAAGGTTCGCATAAGAGCCGTTTGGGTTGTCCTCGGACTGACCAATACTTCCTGTTCCATCTCGGTACATTGCAACTGCAAGAGATCGAGTGAGTGAATGAAGCGCACCGTCAATTTCCATTGTGGCATAGCGCAAGAAAGCATCGCTGTCTCGCTCAGTAGCCTTGATGGACTCACCGGTAATTGAAGCGAAGGAATAATCCTTTGCCCGCGTCAAAACAAATTTCTCTAAAGATGACGTTGAGGTGTTGGCCTGACCCGTTGCAAACGTCGCACTGCGTCGTTGCGGGTTAGCATAAAGCAAGGGAATCGGCATATTCTCGCCACCAAATTTGGTGTATTTCGGCATCATAGCGAGAAGCGGATTGTCTTTGTAAACCATGTTCTGGACGCGAAGGGGCTTGTAGTGCTCCTTTAGCGCCGCTGTTACGGTTCCTACGTCGAGTGGACTAGCCATTTTTTAACTCCAGAATGTGTGCGGGATTACTCCCAGCGAATTAATTGAGCGACCCGTTCTAGAGACTTTTCTTTGCTCTCTAGGACGCCGCTAGACGGTTCTGTTTTCTTAGCAGTGTTTTCATTGCTAAGTGTTTTTGGCCGTGATGATTTCGCTGGTTCGGCTTCTGAAGTCGCTTTTTGTTCAGGCTCTTTTTGGCTAGCGGCCTGCCACTTGTCTTGCAGCTTTTTACTGCCTAGATATCGCTCAGCTTCGGATTCAAAATGGCCTTCGACCATTTTTGCAGCCTCGGAATACTCCATAATCTCTTTTGTGCGGATGTAGTGCTGTTGCATCACTTCCGCTACGAGACCATACGCATCGTTCGCCTGCACGAATTCGTAGTCACCACCATCGTCAACGAATTGCTTAACGTTGTCAATTAATTTGTTCCGAGCAGCTTGCGCCTGGGCCTGCTCGCGCTGCTTGTGCTCTTCCTGGTAGGCGCCTTCGAGCTTATCGAGCCGAGCCCGCAAAGTCTCGTTCTCAAGCCTTAATTGCTGGTCTGCCGTAGGTTCACCCTCGTTGATGACCTGCTGCGTCAAGGCATCATAATCGATGCCCAATTTTTTCATCGCCTCATAGGGATTCTTGCTCGCCAGCTCTTGAATGCCGGAGTACTCATTCTTGTACCCGTCGACTTCGTTGAACCGCGCTTCCATCTCTTTCATGCGAGATTCACGCTGACGAAGCTCGCGCTCACGTCGCGCAATGGCGCTAAACTGTCGGGAGAAGTCGGGCTTCTCTTCGACCGCCGGCTGTTCCTCGGTAGCTTCCGCCACCGCTTCCTCAACGGCCTCTTCGACGACTTCAGCCGGTGGTGCTTCTTGCTGCTCTTCCATTCACGTCTCCTATGTGGGCATCGGGGCAGCCATCTGCTCCTGAGCCATTTCTTGTTCGGGCATGGCTCCGGGGCGGGCGCCTTGCTGCGCCACATCCTGCTCCATGGGTTGTCCTGGCATCGGGGCCATTGCTTGCTGCTGCATGGAAGCGAGCATAGCCACCGCGTCTTGGAGAAACCGCCGTAAAAGGTCTAGGCGCTTCTCCGGCACATCGTCTATCTTGGCCTTCAGGTAAGCCGACTGAACCATCTGCACACCCATCGCCAGGTTCATAAATGGCTCCGGCGGGTTGTACCGACCCTTGCTAATGGCCTCATCAATGATTTTATTGAAGAGTTCCTGAGATGCGGTTGCCAACTGGTTGACGGCTTCCAGATCAGGGTAATCCAGCAGCGCACGGGCCTCTTGCTGGTTAAGCATTCCTGCTTGAAGCATCTCGATGACCTTCTGGAGCTTCGCAGCCGGTGTAGTCGGCAGTAGTGATGTTGGGTACACCTTCATCACGTATTCCGTCTTCTCTAGGTCAATTTCTTTCCAGTTAATCTTCTCAATGCTTTCATCACCATGACTTAAGACGTCATAGGCGTCCCCGCGCTCCGCAATGACCCTCGCAAGGTCAATCATTTGCTCCGCGACGTCCAAAAAGAGGTTTTCATAGTCTTTAGCGACCATAATGAAGCGCTCAGTCTCAATATCTTGGAATTCACGAAGCGCAACGCCCGATTCGAGCCCCGCAGGCTTCTTAGATTGCGCTGCAAGCACGCTTACGCCCGCAATTTCGTATGCACGGCTAAATAGGCGGTCCAAATGACTGAATATCTCCCCAGAAACCGTTTTTGGGACGTAAAAAGTCGGTGGTGTGCCCGCATACTCGATTATTCCCCAAATCTCATTATTTATGTGTGCTTTGGAGATTTTAGAGCCTGCTTCGACAAAAACCTTCGGTGTGGCGAGGTGCATCTGCTCTTGGATGTTCCGAAGGAGCTTATTTATCTCCACCTGGATTCCAGTGAGCTGTTCAGCCAATCCTTGGCCCCAAAATCCGAGTAACCGTTCGGTCCAACGGATAAAGCAGAAGGGAAAGGTGCTTCTCTCCCACTCTTCGTCCAAAAGGGTGTGGTTATCGATGACAATCACATGTCGTCCATCTTTCGAGCCCTTGGATGACGGGAGGTGCCACGCCTCAATGCAAAGAACCTGCTCACTCGCATAATAATGCTCAGTATCACGGTCTTCATGTGACGATGCCTCTTCAATGAACTTCTTGGCTTCAGGAAAAAGTGCCACCAGGACATCCTTGGGCACAAGCTTTTGCTGAAACATCTGGCGCGGCTCTGCATATCGAGCCTCTAGATCGTCAACAACAATCTCATCAGGAAAGACGCGCTCCACCTTAATCTGAGAGTCTTCCTCATAGACCTTCATGACGCCTGTCCCGAAGACGCAGGCATCCAAGAAGACCTTGGGCGCAACCTTGTACACGTCGGCTTGGTAGAATTGACCTTCAGTGAACTTGGTCAGAAGCTTGGCCTTTTGCTGCATGGCCCAGTTACCACCTGTGGTCAGGTAGGTCGCCATGGGCTTGGCCTTAGCCACCCGCGCTGTCACCGTGTCGCACATCGACTGGATGATGTTGAGCGTTACCCGGTTCTTAGAGTTCTTTGGCGCCGACATAACACCGCGCAGGTCAGAGAAATGCGCGTTGCCATACAGGCGAGCATGGTTAAAGTTGTCTTTAGGTCGATGGGTCTGGTTCTCTGTTATCTGCTCAACAGTATCAAAGACCAGCTCATGCTTATTAACGCCATCGTTCCACCAGTAATTGTTCGGCTTCATTTACTCACTCCACTGAATAAAAAAGGTCCTCTTCATCATCTGAGATGCTCTCATCCACCAAAGCCTCCACAGGCACAGCCTGACTATAGCGTTGGCGCGGCTTTTCCCAGAGTTCCACTTCTATATCACCAACCCTCAGACGCTTGAGACCATGCTCTTGCGCCAGGGCTATTATCAATTCAACGTCCATTCTGATTCCCACCACGACTTCTCCGGCGCGTAGAGCTTGTCCTCTAATCGCTGCATAATTTTGAATTCTTCTTCGTTGAAGCCTTCAGGAATATAGTTTTCGTCTTCTTGGAACGTGTAGTGCCGACTCTCGCGCCACGCATACAGGCAGGCATCCGAGAGGTGGTTATCAAACCGGGGGTCTTCCTTGCGCCGGTCTTCGTCCCACTGTAAAACATCCCATTCGGCGAGTATGCTCTGGTCGAGCACCCTGACTTTGCCGGTTGCCAAATCATCGTTCAATAGTTCGATGTAGCTGCCCTTGTTGCGCTTTTCTGCGGCCTTCAGGGGCAGCGAGTAACGCTTCCGAAACTCCTCAACAATCGACTTACCCAAACCACCGGTATCGGCAACCATTGTCGTAAAGTTATACGTGGCGTCCATCTCGCGTATCTTCGCCGCAATATCCACCGGCAGCATGTGGCTCTTCTTGAACGAGTCGACAATGTAGAAGTCAGGCAGGTTCCGGCAGAACGCCCCCACCACCAGGGCAGTTGCATCCTCGTAGCCAAGGTCAATCCCCAGGCAATACTCGAAGTCAAACTCATCGGTCGGCATAGACTCGACTAAGTTTTCTTCGCCATATTTATAAATCAGTGAGTCATCCGAGCGCACCCACTTGCCCCGCCACTCACGCAGATAGATGGGGTTGTCATCCGCCCACTTCTTCTGCTTGCGCCTCTTGGCTAACCATTCCTCGGCATGGGGAATGTGCGGGTTCTCCATGATGGTCCAACTGTGGGTCGAGTATTCCGACCGGATCCCAGTTGTGGCCTCGTAGAAAATACCCGAGCAGTGGGCCGCTGGCGTCCCAATCATCGCGAGCGTTCCGTTATGGTCAACGAGCGCCGGCTCCAAAACCTCTTCAATGAGCACCGACAAGTGCGGCCCAAACGACGCCGCTTCATCGATAATAACCAGCCGGTACGCCGACCCTCGGAGCTTGTCGACCTCGGCTTCGTCATCCGCCCCTGCCAGAATAATTTGAGAGCCATTCTTAAGCTCCGCCACCAGTTCAGCATTATTGAACTTGATGTTCAGCATATACTTGCGGTCTGCCCTCTTCAGCTCCGTCCACATCAGTCGTTTTGCTGACCGTCTGGTCAATGCAATATAAGCGCAGATGATGTCGGGATGCCGACTGGCTTCCTCAAGCAAATAATAGCACGAAGCATATGTCTTTCCGCTTCGGCGGCTGCACAGCGCCGTCTTGATCTGTGACTCGTCGTCAATGAAGCCGAGCTGGTAGTCAAACAAATCATTGCGCCACTTGAAAGTACGATGCCCTAGCTCCCGCGTATCTTCGAGGCTAGTGGTGTCGCCAAACCGGCGAACATACTCCTGGAGTATGCTATCGGCATCATACTGCTTCACTGACCGCCTTCTTTGGTCGCCCGCGCTTAGGCTTGAGCACAGCGCCCTCAACCTTCATCCACGAAACTGATGTCAGCGGCACAGCAAACTGGCCACCCTTCTTGTGCGTCACCATCAAAAACTGCCCGCTCATCTCCAGGCTAAACGCCTCCGTGGCAGGGTGGTTCACATCTATAAATGTCTGGTTCATAAGCGGCTTCACATCCGAGTTGAACCTAACGGCATACACCTTCATTGACAAACCTCTCCAGCATGTCCAACCGCTGCAATTGCGGCGCATACTCAAATTCAATTCTCTTCAATATGTCTTTCGATGGTTTATAAGCCCCCATAATTGGCCCACGGTCCCACCCGGTTGCCTTCATCAGTGTTATCGCCACGCCAAATCGCCTAAACGGCGCCTTAACGTACATGAACTGATACACAGGCAAACGATAGCACACCCACCCACAGATATCATCATCCGCGCCCTCCGGAGTCGCCACCAGCAAATGGCACCCCTTCACAACTTCGCGGATAATCTCAACCTGTGCCCCATACACAAGACTCCTGGGAACATCTTTATTTCGTCCCGCATATGACTTCACCCAAGAGGAGTATACAAATGCCATGTCTCCTGGGCGTCCCTCCCTAATCCTTATCATCCCCGCCATCCCCCAATTGCTTCACCGCCAGCGCCTTCTCCGCCAACATCTGAAGCGTCTCATCATCCATCTGGCTCAGCGCATCATCCTTCTGCATGTCCTCGGCCAACTTCAGTGACCGCATCAGCTCCGAGACCACCTTCACATCATTCGGCTCCAAGTCCCGCGCCGCTGATGTATGGATCGCTCCTTCGAGCGCCTGCTGAATCAGGGCCAGCAGATTGTGCCGCACCACCTCAATCGACGGCACCGCCACAACTTCCGAAGGAGTAAGTATCTCCTTCTCCTCCTCCTCCGGCTCCGCCAGGAGGGCATCGACATCCCAGAAGTCAGTCATCGGTCAGCTCCACCAGAAACTGAGCCCGACGCTCCTTAACCGCGTCCAACTCGGTCGCGTAGGCTGGTGAATAATATGCGCGGTTCTGAATAATCTTGCCGACCATGGAACGGCTGACCCCGAGAGCGCCTGCAATCAAATCAAGCGAGGGGAGGCAATTCGCCAGGTATCCCTCGCGGAGCTTCTTAATTGAGTTGCGGGGAATTACTTCCACCGAAGGTCTGCCTCTGCCGCGTGCCATGCTTTCTTACCATCCAGGGCCCCGAAAGAATGGGTGCCATACATGTATGGTACGGCAACGTAGTGCATTTGTCAAAGAGGGAATATCTTTTATCTAAAGGGGAATATGTTGCACGTGAAACACAAAAGAACCTGGCCAAAGAACCTGGGCGGAAAAATTGAAATGGGGAGGTTAGGGCTAAGTGCCCGGAATCAAAAGGAAAGAACCTCGGCAAAAGAACCTAGGCGAAAAAATCAGAATGACCAGGTTCTTTTATTCCCCGGAGGGAAAAGGATGAGGGGAAAATTAGTTTTTGTGGCTATTAACCTTAGAGGGGGGACCGGGGTCCGGGGTGGGATATCGATATGACGCGCCGTTTCATGAATCGCGCCTCAGTT